TCGCCAAGCTGGTCGCGGACTCGATCAACGAGATTGTCTACGGCGACGATGCGCAGGTCGTGAGCCTGACCGTGCAAAAAGTTTATGGCCCGATTGCTGGCGTCACCGTCACGGCCATGCGGCTTGATGACGAGGGAGGCGCCGATGCGTGACGCGCCCTCTTCAACCCTCACGAAGAAGCTGGAAAAACTGATTCCGTTGCTAGCGAGCAACCATGACGGGGAAGTCGTGGCCACCGCGCGCGCCATTGGTTCCGCGCTCGCGTCGGAAGGCTTCGACCTTCACGATCTCGCCGGTTCACTCGTCCCCTATATCGCGAAGCGCGAGACGGTTTCAGCGACGATCGCGCCGGTGCCGGCTTTCGACGAGCTCACTCTTTTCGAGAGGCGGGCGTGGCTAGAGGCCATCCGCAAAACTGATTGGCTGACGCCCTTTGAGCGCGACCGCCTCGAGGAAGTTTATGCGTTCGCCCGAACTGGCATGGACTTCGCCATTCATTGGCGAAAGAAGCGCACCCTCGACGCGCTGCTAGCGCGAGCGATGGCGATGGGGGTGCGGCCATGAGCGACGCGCCCGCCGATCTTCGTCTTCGTCGACTCGCTTGCGCGCTTCATGCGCTTGGGCCGCGCCCGATCTATGAGTTTTTGCGCGAGGTAGAAGCTGGCGCGGACGTTCGCGCCCGGCTCGAAGCATATGCCCGGCTTCCCGCCGGCTTTGTCCGCGCTAATGGTGGCGACAAATTCCCGGCGGCCGCCTTCGCAGTCACGGGAGGGCGTCGCAATGGCTGACGCCGCCAGTATCGCCCGCGCCCTCAGAGGCAACAAAACCGGCGACGGGTTTGTCGTCCGCTGTCCCGTTCCGACGCATGGGAAGGGCAAGGGCGACCGTCACCCTTCTTTGTCGATCGCGGACGGCGACCATGGCCTTCTCGTTCGCTGTCATGCCGGCTGCGACGCTCGGGACGTTCTCGATGCGCTGCGCCGCCGTGGTCTCCTCGATGATCGCGCGCCGTCCCGCGACGTCACGCCCGCGCGGCGTTGTGAGCCCGTGGAGCATATCGAACCGGACGCAAAGGCTCTGGCGCTCTGGCGTTCGGCGGAACCGATCGCGAACACTCTGGCGCATCGATATTTGCGTGCCCGCGGCTTGACGATCGACCCGCCGCCATCGCTCCGGTTTATCCCGGCGCTCGCCTATATGCCGCGAATTTTCTTGCCGGCGATGATCGCGGGCTTTCAAGGCCACGACCGGCGCATCATTGCTGTGCAAGTCACCTTTCTGGACCCGCGCGGCGATCGCAAAGCACAGGGCGCGACGCCGCGAAAAACCATCGGGAAGATGCACGCCGGCGCCGTGCGGCTAGGCCCGGCCGGCGAAGTGCTTGGGCTGGCCGAAGGCATCGAGACCGCCATGGCGGCCCAGCAGTTGAGCAGCGTCCCGTGCTGGGCCTGTCTCGGCTCCCAACGCATGGCGCGCGTGGCGATTCCCGATTGCGTTCGCGAACTGCATATCTTCGCCGACGCGGACGAACCGGGCCGGCTTGCCGCAGAGCAAACCGCCAAGGCGCACGCGCATCGCCGCGTCATTGTGCGCTGCCCGCCGGATGGCTTCGGCGACTATGCCGACGTCGCCGCCGATCTTGCAAAACGCGAGGCGGCGGCATGAGCCACGTTGCGGCCATCACCGGCGAGCGGGTTGTCGCGTTCGATCCGCCGGCTCCCGTCGCATTCAAAACGGCGGCGAGGTTCTGCGGCGAGTATGTGCCGCTCTCCTACACGGTTGAGCCGATCATCCGTTCCGCCTCGCTCTACACGCTCACAGCAAAGACGGGAGCAGGAAAGACCGCGTTTAATGTCGTGGCTGCATTGGCCGTTGCGACGGGGCGCCAGGACGTTCTAAATCGCGAAGTCGTCAAGGGCCGCGTCGCCTACCTCGCTTGCGAAAACCCCGACGATATCAGGATGCGCTTTAAGATCGCGGCATATCTGCTCAACATCGATCTCGACGAAATCGGCGATCGTCTGCTCATTCTCGACACGCGCGCCAAGCCGGAAGCCGTGCACGCTGAGCTGAAACGCCACGCCGAGCAAGAGCCCTTCGCCCTCGTCATCGTCGACACACTCGCCGCCTTTTTCGATGGCGACAACATCAACGACGCCGTGCAAGGCGGCCAGTTCATGCGCCGGCTTCGCCCGCTCACGCAAATGAACGGCTTGCCGTCCGTCGTCGTCGCCGCGCATCCGGTAAAGAACGCCTCCGAAGATAACGTCGTCCCCTACGGTTCCGGCGCGATCTTGAACGAAGTCGACGGCAATCTCACGCTCTGGAAAAATCCCCAAACCGGACTCGTTTCTCTTCATTGGCAAGGCAAGCTACGCGGCCTCGAATTTGAGCCCGTCCCGTTCCGATTCGAGGTTATGGGCTGTCCCGACATACTCGACGCCAAGGGGCGCGAGGTGCAACTGCCAACGCTGCGGCCCGCGTCGGAACAAGCCGCGGATGATCGCCAGCAAGCCGAAGTCGACACTGACCGCAAGCTGTTGCTCGCCATGATCGCCGAGCCCGGCGCGACGCAACAGCAATGGGCTCAGGTGATCGGACGCGCCAAGAGCCTCGTGAATAAAAAGCTGCAACGGCTGCGTGGAGAGAAATTAGTCGACGAAACGCTCGGCAAATGGACCGTCACGCCAAAGGGCAAAAAAGCAGTCGAGGCGATACCATGAAACAGCAAAGCTTAGGTTGTTCACCCCCCGTGAACAAACCGGCTTTTTTGTTCACCCCGTTCACCGTGAACAAATGGGGTGAACGCGGCTGGCGTAAGTCTATAATAATACAAGCGTTCACGCGTGAACAGCATGGTGAACAGCGGCCTTGTTCGTTCACCCGTTCACCCCTTTCCCTTCCTATAGGGAAGGGTGACGGTGAACAGGCGGAAACGGATCAAGGAAAAATCGGCACCGGCCGCCCGTCGACGCCGGAGGCTGAAGGATGACCCCTCCGCGCATCGTCCAGATTGAACTACCGCCAAACCTAGACGAATTGCCCGCCTTCGCCCGCGGCGAGATGATGAAGGCGCTGGAGGCTGCGCTGTTCGGCGTCCTGCCAACACCCAAAGACTCGCTGGACGAACGCGACGAGGCCATCCGCGATGCGCTGGCGCTCTACACCGGCAAACCATCGCGAAGAGCCAAAGACCTCGCGCTGGATTGGAGCAGCTATGTCGCAAACGGCTGGCAGCGCGAACGCGACTTAATCGAAGTGGTAGGCGCCAGCGAAGAGCGCCGGGCGCTGCATCGCCTGACGAAGCTCAACGGCGGCCGCGCGCGCGGATGGCAGCAAATTTACAACATCGGCGACGGCCATCGGCATTCAACTTTTTAATTCCTGGCGGTGGAACTTAAAAAGCAAAGCGGTCCAATGTCTGACAAGCAAATCACCACGCTCGAAAATTGGACACGCAATGACCTACGCAGAAAATTACTCGCACCGCGCCGTCGGGATTGGCGAACGCGCCGGGCGATTCGTCCGCGCCGTCGCCGGCGGCAAGCTGCTCAGCATGAGCCCGATGGAATATTCCGAGCGCGTGATGGGCGACAAACTGACTGCTCGCACGTTACTCGGATCAGTTGCCGCGACCGGCGGTTTTATGATCCCTGAGGATCTTTCGAGCGAAATCATCGACCTGTTGCGCCCCCGCACGGTAGTGCGCCGCGCCGGCCCACACATCATCCCGATGCCCCACGGAAACATGTCCTTTCCGCGCATCAACGTCGGCGCTAAGGCCAGCTATGTTGGCGAGGCGCAGCCGGCCTTAGTCGGCGACGAAGCCTTCGGGCAAGTGCGCCTTTCGTCCAGAAAGCTGATGGCGCGAGTCGGCGTGTCAAACGACTTGATCCGCTTCGCCTCGCCGCAGGCCGACACGGTAATCCGCGACGAAATGGTTAAGCAGCTCGCCGTCGCCGAAGACCAGGCCTTTCTGCGCGGCTCCGGCTCGATCTTCACGCCCAAAGGGCTGCGCTATTGGGCTCCAGCGGCCAACGTCAATGCGATGACCGGCTCGCCGACGATCACGACGGCCCTTGCCGACATGACCTCGATGGTTACGCTGCTCATGAACGCCTATGTGAGCATGATCAAGCCAACGTGGATCGTCTCGCAGCGCACCTGGAACTTTTTCTATGACGCCCGCGATAGCGTCGGCGGCTTCCTGTTCCGCAATGAGATGGACCGCGGCATGTTCCGCAACTATCCGATGTTCTGGAGCCAGAACGTGCCGCAAAACCTCTCCGGCACGACGACGGAAGTCTATCTCGTCGATATGGACCAGGCCATGATCGGCGAATTTCCGGGCCTCATCATCGACGCTTCGCAGGAAGCGACGTTCACGCCGGACGGCACAAACCTCGTCAGCGCATTCGACAACGATCTGACGGTCATCCGCGTCATCGCGCAGCACGACTTCGCGATGCGGCAAGACGCGGCGGTCGCTGTGCTCACTGGCGTCACGTGGCAGTAAGGGAGCGACCAAATGGCTTTTCTCGACTTCCTTCGAACCAAGGCCGCCGCAGCGGAAGATTCTCCGACCGCGAGGGCGACGAGCATCCTCGCGACATTGAACGCGCTGCACGAAAAGCGCGCGGCCGAAGAGGCGATAATCGCAGCGCACTCGCGCCGGCGAGAAGAATTGCTGTTGCTCACGGACGTTCCCGAAACCGTGATTCTGAAACACGACCTGGAACGCGACACGGCAGAGTTGCGACTCGAGCGCCTCGAGGCTTTCGAGCGCCAGTTGGAGGCCGATCTTCGAAAAGCACAAGGCGAAATCGCCGAAAGGGAATGGCGTGTCGCAGCAGATCGTCGACACGCTGCGGCGGTCGATCATTCCGAAAAAGTCTCGGCGGCGGTCGACTCGCTGGCCAAACTTCGGACGGCGCAGAGCGAACTTTGGCACGCCGGCCAACGAATCGGGGTTAGGGTCAACACCTTCTCGGATGGTCCGACAATCTTGGACCCCGAGCACCATCAAACCTTTCTTAAAAACGTCGAAGCCGACCGCGACCGCGAGCTCGCGCGCCGCGACAAGCTGGACGGATAAATGACAATCGGGGCGGCTGGCTGTTGTGGAGCGGTCATCGCCTCGGGCGCGAAGGCGTTGGATCGGCGCCTTCACGCCAGGCGGGCGGTCGATCATGCAACGGCGGCCGCCCGCCACCCCCCATCTACGTCGGTAAAAAGGAACGCCAAATGTCAGCGAGGATCGATCTTATCGAACCAATCAAAGACGCCGGCGGCGAGACCGTCACGGAGATCACGCTCCGCGATCCCGGCTACCTCGATTATACGCAGATCGGGCCGCCAGCGGTTCTTGTCACCTTCGGCAGCGGCGCGAGTCTTGTTCAAGACATGCCTACGATCATCAACGCCTGGATCGAGCGATTGGCCGACGTTGGGCCTGACGTGCTCCAACAATTGAGCCTCGCTGACACGCTCGCCTTGCGTGATGCGCTGGTCGACATGTTCCCCTTGCCTCAAAGGAAACACACAGCCGAGCCTGACGGCCCGGCGCCGCACAACGTTTTCACCTCCGCGACCGCACACTAAAAGGGGCTCCAAATGGCGGACACAAAGATCGTCCAACTCGCAAAGCCGGTTGCTGTCAAAGGCAAACCGGCGATCACCCAGATCGAATTTCGCGAGCCGCGATTCGAAGACGTTTTCGATTTCGGGGAACCCGAAACCCTAATTGGCTTGAACGAGGGAGCCGCCGGATATTTTCAGGAAGACATTGGAATTATTCGTAAATACGCCGAGCGGCTGGGCGACATCGACCCAAATTATCTTCCAATGCTTGGCCTGAGAGACACATTACAGGTTAAAAGGACCATTATAAGTTTTTTCCGCGACGCGACACGCGAGACGACGCCCGAGGAAGCGTCTTCGAACGTGTCGCGCGAGAACTCGTCTTCCGATACGGATTCGGAGTTTCAGCCGTCAAGATTATGACCTTCCGCGAGGCCGTTTATTGGCTTCAACAAGCGCAGATATACCACGAGCGAAACAAGTAGGGTTGCAAAATGGCCACGGTACGACAAATTGAAACGCGCGCGGTTATCTCCGCTTCGGATCAAACCGGCCAAACGTTTTCCGCGGTCGCGCTCAAGCTAAAAAATATGGAAAACCAGGCCAAATCGGCGCAAAAGGGCCTCACCGCCGCAACCCGCATGGGCGAGAGCGCCGCGGGCATATCCTCCCGGGCCAGCATGGCGGCCGGGGCCGCGCTTTCCAGTTCCGGCCTTTCGACCTTCGTCACCGGGGCCGCGACGGCGCTGGCCAGCGGCGCGGCCGCTCATGCGATGATCCAGGCGGGCTCGGCGCGGATTCACGAGGCCTTGCGAATGTCCGCGTCCGGCATGTCGGCGCGGGAAATTCAAGACGCGACGCTCGAAACCGCCAAATTGGCGAAGGCGTTTCCGTCCGTGTCACAGGTCGACCTGATGCACATGCTGCGAAACGCGCGCACCATAGCCGGCGGCTTCGAGGAGGCGGCCGGCGTTATGGAGGAAATGACGAAGATTCGCGTGATCGCGCAAATGGCGCGCCCCGGCGCGGACGTGACCGAAGACCTCGACATGCTTTTGAAGGGCATTGAAATCAAGGGTGCTACGCAAAACCCGAAACAGTTTAAAGAATACATGGAAGGTATCGCCAAGGGGCTAAATGCTTTCGGAGACACACTTAAACCTTATCAATACTATGAAATGTTCAAATATGGCCGGCAGGCGACGCCGGGCCTGTCCGAAAAATTCATCCTTTCGACCGCGCCGACGCTGGCGCAGGAATTGGGCGGGTCTTCCTACGGAAAGGCGGTTTCGGCGTTCAACGCGGCCGTTGTCGGCAACGTCAATAAACATACGGCGTGGCAGGCCTATGCCGATCTTGGCCTGGTTGACAAGGAAGACCTTGAAATAACCAAAACCGGCTCAATCAAAGGACTTAAGCCCAACAAACACATTCACGGCTGGCAGCTCGCGCAATCCGACCCGAACGAATGGATTAAACAATACTTATTGACGGCCTTCACCAAGGCGGGAATTACCGAAAAGCCGGAAATACTGCAAAAGATTTCCACCATGTATCAAAACCAGATGGCGGCGCAGATGGTCTCGCTGCTGGCCACGCAGCAACCGCGAGTCAATAAAGACGCAATAATACTCGCGGGAGCGAAGGGCTTGAGCGCAGCTGGCGAGTTCCAGTCGAAAGACCCGTCTCTCGCCTGGCATGGCTTGAAAAATGCCGGCGAGGGTCTAGCCGCGATGCTCGGCGAGTCGTTTGGTAAAACGCTCGCGCCGGCAATGAATGAACTCGGCGAGGCCATCGCGGCCTACACCCAGAAAATCACCCAGACCGACCTCGAAAGAGCGCGCCACCCCGGCCAGCAAACCACGTCGGGCAAGAATTTCAACCGCCTCATGAACGCAGTCTTTCTGGG